CATCTTTTGCCTGGCGCTCCTTGTCCACCACACTCTGCTCCAATTGCTTCTGGTTCTGGTACAGTATTTGTAAACGGCAAAGGTTGTGGTCGTGTTGGTGATGGAATATCTGGTTGTACATCTGTTGCCGCTGGGTCTGGAAATGTTTTTGCTGGTGGGTAAAACAGACTAAATAATACAAAGAGAGATAACGATGGCAGTAGAATCCGCATACAGAGATGCACAATCGACTAATGAATCAACTCGTAGTGCAAAGGTATACAAAGATTTAAATCTGAACTTCACGAAACATCCAGTGAAGAAAACCTTGACTCCGTTAACTGATGTTGCGGCTATCAAGAGAAGTGTACGAAATCTTGTAATGTATAATCATTACGAAAAACCTTTTCACCCAGAGATTGGGTCTGGTGTAAGGGATTTATTGTTTGAGAACATGACACCATTTGTTTCAAACACATTAAGAAAATTGATTGAAGATACAATCACAAACTTTGAACCAAGGGTTACACTTGCTGGTGTTATAGTTAATCCAAACTTTGACAACAATCAGTATGAGGTAACAGTAGAATTTTACATAGACAATTCTCCGTCAGAGCTTGTTGATATGTCATTCAACTTAGAGAGAATACGATAATGGCAACTACAGATAAAAGATTAAACGTAACAGACTTAGACTTCGATGATATTAAATCGAACTTAAAAACATTCATGCGTAATCAAGATGAGTTTACGGATTATGACTTTGAGGGTTCTGGTATCAATGCATTACTAGATGTACTTGCATACAATACACACTACCTTGCCATGAATGTCAATATGGCTGCAAACGAAATGTTTCTGGATACTGCATCTATTCGTGCGTCAGTTGTTTCTCATGCAAAGACTTTAGGATACACACCAAACTCAGTTCGTGCTCCATCTGCAACAGTCAGTGTAAAATTAAACACCTTTCCATCAACATTAACAACTGCTCTTATTCCAAGAAACACAGTATTCACTGCGAGTGTTGATGATGTATCATATCAGTTCCGCACATTGTCAGATTATCAAACCACAGTTGTAAATGGTATCTTATCATTTTCAAATATTCCTATTCATGAAGGAACAATGGTTAAGAACAGATATGTTGTTGACACAAAAAATGTAGACCAGAAGTTTAAGTTAACAAATCAAAACGCAGACACCACTTCTCTAAAGGTAGAGGTTTACTCTGACGCATCTGCTTCATCGTTTACAACGTATACACTTGCAACTGATATTACTAAAGCAGGGTCTACCGCAAATGTTTATTTCTTACAGGAGTGTGACGATGGACAATTTGAAATTTACTTTGGTGATGGTATTGTTGGTCGTGCATTGTCTGATAACAATGTTGTGGTTATGGAATATCTTGTAACCAACAAGACAGCAGCAAATGGTGCAAAGAACTTCTCAACTACTGCTGCAATCTCTGGTGTCACTGATGTTGCAACAACAACAGTATCTATTGCATCTGGTGGTGCAGAAAGAGAATCGATTCAATCTATCAAGTTGAATGCTCCTCTTGACTATGCAGCCCAAGGTCGTGCGGTTACCCCAGAGGATTACAAGACTATCATTCCAAAGGTTTACGCAAATACAAAGTCGGTACAGGTATGGGGTGGAGAGGATAACTCAACTCCTGTCTTTGGTCGTTCATATATTTCAATCGTTCCAACTTCTGGTTCTATTACTGCTTCTGCAAAGGAACAAATTGTAAAGGACTTGAAAGATGAATATACAATTGCTTCTGTTACTCCTGTTATCGTTGACCCTATTACAACATCTATTCGTCTTGGGGTCACGTTCAAATACAATAAAAAGAATACAACAAAGACAGCAGAAACCTTGGTGAGTAATGTTACCACAACATTACAGAACTATGATATAAACAATCTACAAAAGTTTGATGGTGTCTTTAGACACTCACAAGTTACAGGTTTGATTGATGATACAGATGAATCTATTCTTTCTAATATTACAACTGTTAAACTTGGACAACTGTTTACGCCCACTCTTAACGTAAACACAAAGTATGAATTAGAATTCAACAATGCAATCTACAATCCACACAGCGGACACATGAGTTCTGATGGTGGAGTTCTTGCATCCACAGGGTTTACAATTTCTGGTGATGCAAATGAGATGTTCCTCAACGATGACGGTAACGGTGTAATCAGAATGTTCTATTACACAGATGGAACAACCATTACATATAAAGATGAAACTGCTGGTACGATTGACTATAACACAGGTAAGATTATATTGACTGCATTGAATATCACTTCGATATCAAATGTTGATGGTGCATCATCTTCTAAGATTAGAATTGTTGTGACACCAAATTCAACTGATGTACTTGCAGTAAGAAATCAAATTCTTGAAATTGACTTTGCAAATTCAACTGTTGCTTCAAGTGAGGATACAATTGCTGGTGGTGGTGCATCTGCTGGTGTTGGTGCAACAACCACATCATCATATGAGTCTACATCTGCTTCAACTTCTAGTGGGTATTAATAATGTCCTATGATGACAATACGCTGACAAATAAGTTATCACCTTTAATCAGAACCCAACTGCCTGAGTTTATTCAGTCAGACCATCCTGTATTTTCTCAGTTCATTAGAACATACTATCAGTTTCTTGAAAGTGCTGAGGTTACTTTCAGTGAGGTTAATAATTATCTTGTTCAAGAAACAACGTCACTCAACTTTGTCTTAGATGAAAATGGTGACAATGTTGTTCTTGAAGTTTCAGATGCTAAGTTTGTTGTCGGAGAAACAATCACTGGATTGACATCTGGTGCAACCGCAACAGTTCTGGTTGATGACGTTGATAACAACAAGCGTTTGTTCATCTCATCTCAAAATCAATTTATCTTAGGTGAGACTGTAAACGGTTCTCTATCTAATTCATCTGGAACAATTCAAACCTATACTGCAAACCCTGTACAAAATATTCAACAACTTCTTGAGTTGGCAAATGTAGATTCAACCATCTTTAAATTTCTTGATAATTTTAGAGATGCATTCTTGGATGGTATGGTTGACAATCTTGCTGCTGGTGTTGACAAAAGAAAACTTACAAAAAACATTCGTGACCTGTATATATCAAAGGGTACACGAAAAGGTCATGAGTTATTCTTTAGACTTTTGTTCAATGATGATGCAGTTATTTCATATCCAAACGAACAGATGCTTCGTGCGTCAGATGGTGCTTGGACAACTAGACGTATCATGCGAGTACAGGAAACTGCTGGTAATGCAGAGGAGTTGATTGGTCAAACAATTAGTGGTGTCACTTCTGGTGCAACCGCAATCCCTGTATCAACGATTGGTATTCGTGAAGCGTTTACTGATATTGTTGAGATTGAGATTGATACGGATACACAGAAAGGAACATTTGTTGCTGGTGAAACCATTCAAGGTATTTCAAATGTATCTGACCAAGACGTTTCTCTTACAATACTTTCTGTTATTGTAGACGCAGATGTTTCTGCAACAGATGAAGGACAATACTATACTACTGGTCAAGCAGTTAACATTGCATCTGCTGGTTCACAAACTGCAACTGCAAAAATTAATACAGTTGGGTCTGGTGGTGTTACCAGTATTGAAATTGATGACGCTGGTTCTAACTATGCAATCGGTGATGCAATTAACTTCGATAATTCTGGAACAGATGGTGTCGGCATTTCTGCTGTGGTCGGAGTTGTTGGTGGTGCAGTAGCACCAGAGACAGGTGACGTTGCTGCATACGGAATGTCACTGACAGACCACATTGTTCTTGAAGATGGAACACAATCTTTCATGAACGATAGTTATCATGGAACTAAGATAGTTCTTGAAGACGGTACGTTTGCCAATCTAGGTGTCGGTGCAGAGAAAGGCTCTATCACAGATGTTCGACTAATCAATGGTGGATTTGGTTACACAAAACTTCCAACTGTTTCAAGTATCAGTACAACCTCTGGTAGCGGTGGTAAAGTTCTACCTGTTTCTACTGGTGGTATCGGTTCTATCAAAGATGTTGAGATAACAAACTTTGGTTTTAACTATTCATCAGCACCAACCTTTACTGCATTTAGACACGCTGTCATTAAAGACATCACAGGAACATTTTCTGTCGGTGATGCACTAACATCTCACTCTGGTACGGTTACCGCATTCGATAGTGCAAGACAATTACTTTCTATTAACACCACTGCAAATTTAACAAACGGAAATTCAGTTACAACCTCTGGTGCAAGTGCAACCATCGTTCAGATTGATACCCCAACTATTACACCTACGGTGGGTACTATTGCAACAACAAGTGGAGAGTTTCTAACTGAACGTGGTAAGGTGTCTTCAGACGTTATGAGAATTCAAGACTCCAACTATTACCAAGACTATTCATATGTGGTAAGGGTTGGTGAATCAATTAACACTTGGAGAAACGCAATCAAGAGAACAGTCCACCCTGCTGGTTGGGCAGTCTTTGGTGAGGTTTCTATTGTATCATCTGTTACTGCTGGTATCAATGCGTTTACTGCTGGTGACCTCAGTGTACCAGAAGGTTCATTCACCCCAGAACTTGCATCACTTCTTCGTACTGCATTTACTTCTATCTTTGGTAGAAGACTTGGTACGGTTGACGATGGAACAACACTTCGTGCAACACCACAAGTTGCGAGTGATTCAATTTTATCAAACGGTGAACGTGACCTTACCCTTTCAAGAATTAATACAATCTTTGTTGGTACTATTCGTGCAAACGCAAACTTGGGTAGTGGGTCTACGTTGGACAATCTTGCAAAGTATGCTTTCGCAGTTGAACCCATTGAGTCTGATTCAGAACTTCCACACTATCCAGGCTTGAGAAGAAGTTTTAGAACAGGTGATAACGAAAGGGCATACTATAATATTGAACAGTTCGCAAACTTTACAATCAATCAAGTTTCAGTGAGAAACGCAACAGGACAAGGTGGGTTTTCGCAAACTGGAGCTAAGTTCGATAGTAATACCTTCACATTTGACGATGGGGAAACCTTTACTATACCACCAGCTGCATTTACTACACAGATAAATGTACCACCTCCAGGCGAGATACAAATCTCTCGTTCTGGAAGAACAAATGCGTTTGATAATAACTTTATTACATTTGACACATCCTTCCAGACATTCGATGAGACAGGGGTTACTACATTGATGAGTGACACCAGTATCAAGTTCGATAGTTCGTCTATCAAGTTTGATGGTTCTGGTGGTGATGCAATTCCAAGAGATGTTGGTGGAAACTATAATGTAGACTTTGCTGATACAAACATCTCGTTTGACAGCGGTATAAATAAGTTTGATAACTCATTTAATATACCAGTGTTTGAGAGATTTGACTCATCCAGTTTCAGTCTTGATAATACAAACAAAACTTTTGATATAGGTGCGTAACCTACATAAATAAATGAAAGAATCTAATTAGGAGATAACTAAAATGGCATATCAAGCACTTGGTCTTGGTTCTTCCGCTAATGACGGTACTGGTGATGACCTCAGAACTGGTGGAGACAAGATTAATGACAACTTTGTAGAAATCTACACCAAACTAGGTAACGGTTCTACTCTTACATCTGACACAGTTGCACTGTTAACTGCAACTCAGACATTAACAAATAAAACCTTAACTGCACCAACTGTTTCTGGATTATCACTTTCAGATTCATCAATCGTAATTGAAGGGTCATCTGCTGATGCAAATGAAACTACTCTTACAGTCACAAACCCTACAGCAGATAGAACGATTACTTTACCAGATGCAACTGGTACTGTATCTCTTGTTGGTGCTGCCGAAACTCTGGTGGGTAAAACTTTAACTGCACCTAAGTTTGCAGACGCTGGTTTCATTGCAGACTCACAGGGAAATGAACAAGTCATCTTCCAAGAAACTGCAAGTGCGGTAAACGAAATTGAAATCACTAACGCTGCTACTGGTGGTGCTGCATCTTCTGGTGCATCAACTGCTCCGATTATAGGTGCATCTGGTGAAACCAATGTTGACCTTGCATTACTTCCAAAAGGTACTGGTCATGTTGCAATTCGTTCAACTGGTGGTTCAAACAACCAAGGTGCAATTAGACTGAACTGTGAAAACAATACTCACGGTCAAACTCTAATGTCACAACCTCACGGTTCTAGTGATAGTGGTTTTTTCCAGTTACCAAAAGACGGTGGTTCTGCAAGAGCAACTCCAAACACATTGTTGAGTGGAGATAAAACTGTAGGTACAACAGAAGCAGTTAACTCTGCAACTGCACTAAGTCTTAACACAATGATTTCAGAACTAACAACTGCTGGTTCTGGTCTTGCAATGACACTTGCAAACGGAGTTGTTGGTCAAGTTAAAATTATTACAATGGTAGTAGACGGTGGTGGAACTGCAACACTTACTCCAGCAACATTTGCTAACGGTACAACGATTGCCTTTGATGCAGTCAACGAAACTGTAATGTTAGTATATGCAAACACTATTGGATGGGTTGTAGTTTCAAATAGTGGTGCTACAGTCGCTTAATAAGGAGTAGTCAATGGCTATTGACACAATCAAATCTACGGCAGTACTTGACGGTGCGATTGCTACTGCCGATATTGCAGATGATGCTGTAACTAGTGCAAAAATTGCAGATGATGCTGTAACTAGTGCAAAACTAGATACTAATCTTTCTGTTGATGGTACACTTGGTGTTGGTGGTAATTTAACACAAGGGAATACTGCTCAAGCAATAGATGGGTTGGGTGTGCAAGTTGCTAAAAACATTACCTTTGCTGAAGGTGCTACAAACGCTTTTGCTAACATCTTTCGGCAATCAAGTAGTGGTTCTTTAGTTTTAGGACAAGGGTATCAATATCATGCTAATGCCAATCAGATGGCATCTTCAGTTGGTATAAGTTGGGCAAAAAATGCAATTGGTGTTAGTAGTGGAAATGGAATTCAATTCTTTTGTGACGCTGCTGGAACTGTTGCAAAAGGAACTGCAATAGTACCTACTGAAATTGCCCGAATTACAACTGCTGGATTGCATATTGGTGGAACTGGTTCAGCCAACGCCTTAGATGATTATGAAGAAGGCAGTTTCACTCCAAACATTGGTGGTTCTGGTGTATCTTATGGAACGCAAACTGGTTTGTACAGAAAAGTTGGAAGTATGGTTTTCATATATCTTGACCTTTCTATTAGTACAATTGGTAGTCCAGCAACTACTAGTTCAATTCAAGGATTACCATTTGCTCCTGCCACATCTAACCAACACTTTGGTATTGCATATGCTGGAGGACTTACCAACAGTTATTATGCACTCTGGGGAAACTTTA